AGATCCAGCAGCTCAGGCAGCTACAGCAGCAAATATAGCAAGAGCGCAGCAGGGCAGTCAGTTCACACCAACCCAGTATGGCGCTGCTGGTGAGTTCGACTCTGCAATGGCTCAGAAGTATATGGATCCATTTATGCAAAGTGTGGTCGATGTCCAGAAACAACAAGCAATACTTGAGGATCAAAGACAACAGGCAGCCAGAGACACAGCCGCAGTGCAAGCCGGAGCGTTTGGTGGTTCGCGCCAAGCAGTGCAAGACGCGATGGCGCAGGAAGCACTTGCTAGGAATCTCGCAAACATACAGGCCACAGGCTCCCAAAAAGCATTTGAACAGGCTCAAAGTCAGTTCGAGAGAGACAGGGCTGCGAGAATTGGTGTTGAGCAGGCGCAGGCAGCAGAGAGACAGGCGGCAGAAAAACTTGGTCTTGGTGCGACAGAGCTTTCAGGTCAACAAGCCGCTCAACTGGCAGAGCTTGGTAAGGCGGCTAGAGCTGGTGATGTCGAGGCTGCTCAGTTACTTGAGGGCATAGGTAAGGCTCAAATGGCTAGAGAGCAGGCTGGGCTTGACGTATCTTACGAAGATTTTGTTAGGCAAAGAGACTACCCAAGAGAGCAGATACAATTCATGTCTTCTGTTCTAAGGGGGGTTCCTGTTGCTCCATCTACAGAGTCACAGAAATTTCAGGCTTATAATCCACTACAGCAGGCGCTTGGAACTGGCATAGCTGGTCTGAGCCTTTATAAAGGGCTTATGGCATAATGAATATTATAGACATTCAGGACAACCTAAAGAACTTCTCTGAGGATCAACTCATTAATGAAATGCAGAGACCGTCAGGCAATGCGCCTCAGTTTTTGGTTTTAAGTGAGATCACACGCCGCAAACGTATGCGCGATGATTTCAATATGCGTAAAGCAGCAAATGAACCAACTGTTGCTCAAGAGGCTGTGGCCTCTGCTGGTGTGCCTGCACAGGGAATTATGGGTATGTCTGAAGCTATGGCACCAAAAGCCGCTATGGCACAAGGTGGTATTGGCTCTGTTATGTCTCAGCCTATGAAATCACAAATGCCTCAGCCAACATCAATGCCACAGGACGGCATTATGGCTATGTCTTCTGGCGGCTATACAAGGCCAAGACAAAAAATAGAAGAAAGACGCATGAAAAGCGGCAAGATAGGTCTGTTTCAGGGAAATACATTTCTAGGCACAAAAAAAGATATAGATGGTGACGGAGAGTCCCTTGCTAGTCAGATAGGCTTTGGTCAAAAAGGTAGCATTGTAGAGTCCATCAAAGACGCATTAGGCTTTGCTGAAGGTGGGGTAATTAAAGCCCAGAACGGATTGCCTCTAGGTCTACGTCAAAAAAATCCCGGCAACATAAGACCCGGCGCTGGATTCATAGGCGAGACAGGAGCCGATGGCGGTTATGCCACATTTGGGTCAGATGACGAGGGTTTAAGGGCAATACAGCGACTACTGATGACCTACGGAGATAAGTATGGGGTCAACACCCTCAGAGGTTTTGCCAACAGATATGCGCCACCATCAGACAATAATCCGACTGGCAACTACATAGATTTTCTTGCAGATAAAACAGGCATAGATCCTGATGCTGAGATTAATCTTGCCAAACAAGGTTCTGCGATAATTCCAGCCGTAATCGGGTTTGAGCAGGGGCAACAGCCATACAGTCAAGCACAAATAGACAGAGCAATCAGAGCCGCTGGAACCGAGGATCCGACAGAGGTAAGCTCTATATTAGCAGAGCCTTTAGATGACGATAAGCCAAGCATGTTATCGAACATTGCTTCTGAACTGAATCCCTTTTCCGTAAAGACAGCCGCAGCGTCAGCATTCACCCCAACTGGGAACACTCAAGTGATGTTGGATGATGACCCGGATGCAAAGCCATCTCAAGCAGAAATAAGGGCTATGGTTCAGGACAAATATCGTGAAAGCGGTCTTGGATCGTTTAAGGGAACCGTTCCAAATTTGGGTGGCAGTGGTATTGTGGTCGAAAATATTGACGACCTTGCTAAAGCCACTGCAAGAAACGCACAAACAGCCCAAGATCAAGTTATCACTTCAGTGGAACAGGGCGCGAGTGCTTCAGAAGTGGAAAGTCTTATTGAAGATGCACAAGAAAAATCTAACAAAGCGGCTTTAGTTCAAGCTCAATCTAAAGACATGAGTGCGGCGGCAGATGAGGGCGCATCAATAAAAGCAAACACGGAGGCAAAACAATTATTAGATGAAGCAGATGCTTTAGAAGCAACAGCTAAAAATTCACCTGATGCAATAGCAGAACAATTAATAAATGAGGCTCAGAAAAAAAGAGAAGAAGCTGGAAAACTTGTGCAATCTGCACAAAACTTGTCTGCTAGTGCTACTCAAAAATCAGAGGAAGCTACTGATCAAAGATCAAACCTCACACCAGATGCAGGAACAGTAAAACCTTCCACCGAAAAAAGTGATGAAACTGAAACTAAAAAAGAAAAAGCTGCTGATGCGGATTCAAACAAACCTATTTATTCATCTCAAGCGGCTGGCTCTGTTTCATCTCTTGAGTCTGAAATAATGGCGTTGCAGGATCGCATGAAGAAGAGCGCCGAACAGGACAAGTGGCTGTCACTGGCTCAAGCTGGACTGTCACTTATGTCATCCACAAACCCAACCCTTCTAGGAGCATTGGGTGAGGCTGGTATATCTGGTCTTAGCGCGATGAAAGAAGCAGAGTCAAGATATCAAGAGGGTGTGGTTGACCTGATAAATGCAAGGGCTAAACTTGCAGAAAACAAAACAGGAATGACAGCCGCAAATGCCGTTAGCAGATTGAACAAAATTACAGATCTTCTTGTAAAAGGTGTTGATGAATTGGGTGGCCCTCTTAGCCCAGAGACAAGGTCGAGACTGGAAAATGAGTCACGATACCTAAGAAAAGACATATTAAAATATCCAGATTATACCACTGGGGCTAACACACCTCCGCCAGCATCTTAGGGGCGCGATATGAGCATTATCTACGCCACCAGCCCACGGACAGGAAAAACTTACTCCGTAAGCATTGCTGGTTCATCTCCAACACAGGCAGAAGATGCTGAGATCAGATCTTTTATAGATCAGGTCGAGGGCTTTGGCGTTGCGCCCACTGCCGCTTCAGAAACATCAGAAACAGGCAATCTTATAGACTTTGGTAAGGGTGCCATCTCTGGCTTTGCAAGAGGTTTTGCAGACATTCCCGGAGGTATAGCCTCATTAGCTGCCGCTGGACTTTCCTACATTCCCGGAGATCAAGGCGAAGAAGAAATAGAGGCATTTGGTCAGGGCATTACCGATGTGGCCCGAAGCGGCATTGACTATGTTATGGGGCCGCTAGATGACAATGTGGCAAGTAAGTCTGGTCAGGCCGTTGGCTCTTTGGCCTCTTTCTTGGTTCCGTTTGCTGGAGGTGCGAAGGTTGCTAGTCTTGCTGGTGCCGGAGTAAAGGCCACAAGACTGACTGGCTCAGTATCTGCTGGAACTATGGGTGTTGCTCTCGGCGCACAAAATCAAGTTGACAGAGTTGCTAGGGTTCTTGAAGAGGGCGGCGAAGTAGACAACAGAGAGCTATCCATTCTTATGGGTGGTGGAATCGGTGCTACTGAGGCACTGCCTGTGGGCAAGGTGTTTGGCGCTGTTGCCAACATACTAAAGAAGGTTCCAAAGCAGGCAAAACAATCAGCTATAAAAACCATAACACAAAGATTAAAAAGCGCTGGCGTTGCTGGTGTGGCAGAGGGTGGTCAAGAAGTTGTCGCGGCTGTTTTACAGGATCTTGTTGAAAAGAATATGTACAACCCAGATCTTGAGTTGTCTGCAAGCGCATACTCTGATGACGCTATCTACGGCGGTGGTGCTGGTGCCACGTTTAACTTCTTACTGGAAAGCATTGCTGGGCGGCGCATAAAAAAGGTCGTTAAAGCAAGAGAGCAACTTGAGCGTGATCAGCGGGAGGAGGGTGCTGAGGTTGTTGGCAATGTGGCAAGAGCAGAAGCATCTATGGCTGGGCCAGCAGGGGTTGATACACCATTATTGCCAGCCCCAAGACTGCAACTTACTGATCAGCGTGTTCCAGAAGAAACTGCCACTGAAGAGGATGTTCAGGAAAGCACAGTTGGTTACTTAGGTGCTATTGACAGCGTTAAACAACAAGTTGCCCTACAGAATCGCAGTGACGAAACACAAGCACTTGGTGCCGCCGCAAGACAAAGTCAGCTTGGTGGCCTTTCTATAGATTTATCTAGCCTGCCATCAAACTTGGCACAACAAATAAGCAACAGGCGTTTAAGAAGGGGGTCTGACATTGCTTTAGATGCGCCAACATCCCTGAACGAAATTAAGGCTGTTCTCCCTGATGGCCCTGAAAAAGACAAAATACTTAGAGATCTTGAGTTAAGAGAAAAGCCTGACATTGTTCAGTCAAAAACAGTGGAAGAAGCAGAGGCAGAAAAAAAAGTTACCGATAACTTATCTCTGGCAAGGGTGGCTGTTGAGACTGGCAGAGTTACAAACAAAGATGGGACAATAAGCAGGTCAAAACTACAGCGTGAATTAAAAATAGGCACTGTAGAGGCTCAATCTCTTATAGATAAACTGGCAAGGCAGGGCGAATTAAACCCTGTCGGCAGAAACAAGAAAGACGAAGTTGTTTATCAACCAATACAGCCAGAAAAAACGCTTGAAGAAGCTGTGCCTAATGAGGCAGAGCAGAGAGTTCAGGAGTTTGAATCAACTCTGGCAGAGTTAAGGGTGCAGCAGGCTCAGGAGCAACGTGTTCTTGAGGATATGAAGCGCAGGTCTACCGCCACTCAACAAGAACAGTTAGAGCTGGAGGCACAGCAGAGAAGAGTTAGTGATCTAAATGGTCGCGTAGATCTTCAGCAAAACGGCCTTAGAAACGCTCAGGCAGCGGTTGGGCCAAAACCAAAACAACAGGTTCAGCTAAGGGCAAACGAGGCCAGATCAGCAGTGTCTGAAGCAGATCAGGCAGTGCCTACCGACAATCATAGAAGAAGACTGAACACCATAGCCAACTCTTTACGCAAGTATCTTGCTGGCATAGGTCTGGCTGACGTTGATCTGACAACGACAAATGTGATTGATGTTGGTGTGGAGACAGATCCTGAAACTGGCAAGGAAATGCCGTTTCTTGTTGAGGGCGAAGAGACAAAAGGGGTTGATGGCAGACGCATAATAACTCTTGCTATGGAAATATATGACCCCAACCTATCTGACGCAGAGTTAGAGCAAAGATTAGCAGGGGTGCTGAATCACGAGATCATTCACTCAATGAAGGCTCTGGGTCTTTTCACTGACGCTGAGTATCAGTCTCTTGTAAAGGCGGCAGAGTCCAGAAAATACACAAAGCGAACAGGCGGCAGAAACATACAGAGAGATTACACGTTCCTAGATCGTGCGGAGTTCATGTATCCAGACCTAGACCCAGAGGGTCAGCAGGAAGAAGCCATAGCTGAGATGTTCCGCGCTTACACCGATGGTCGTCTCAAGATTGCTGGCAGGCCAAAAAGTCTGTTCAGGCGTATGGTTCAATTTATCAAGCGTATATTCGGTGGATACAACGAGGCTGGATTCAAGAGCGTTGATGAGCTGTTCAGTGATATAAAATCTGGGAAAGTAGGAAGAAGAGACAGGGTTGCTGAAAGAGCCTATCAACAATTTGGCGGAGCAAGGGCATCAAGAGCGTTTGTGTTGCAAGGGTTTACAGAGCCAGAAAAAGGTAATGTTGCAAGAATAAAGGGTGCTTTCAAAGATGTGACTCTTAGGGTTCCTGAGCTTGAAAAAGCTGCAAATGATTTGGCAAATAATGTTATTGATGCAAGGGAATATGACAGAGCAGTTAATCTATTCAAGCCTGCAATTCCATATCCATCTGTTCCGCAGCCAGCTACTCTGGAAGACCTTAATAGAGGATTAAAAGAATCTCAAATACCTATGATAAATCAACTTAATTCATCTTTTGATGGATTGTTGACTGGCCTAAGATTGGATATACCTGCATATACTAATAATGGGGTTTGGGTTCCAACAATACATTACGGCAAAAGATCTAAAGAAAAAACGGAGGATGGAAAATCCTTAGCTAACAAAGTTATTTCTCATCAAAGTGTTGGGGCAGTGACTAATGCAACATTTGAAGCTCCTTATGGGGCAGCATTGAATGTGGCAAAGGGTGCTGCGAAAGGCCCATTTGCTACAATAGAGGGTATGTACAAACATTTCTCTACAGAAGAGGCGTTTGCTCTTGCTGAACGAATGATAAATGATCCCGATGTAGTTCAGGTTGGCTTTGACCCGACACGACATTCTTATTTTTACGATAGAATTACAATGCAGCCAGTTATTGGTGCTGACTTTGTTCTTCAAGTCGGCCCTCTTGTATTAGCTAGAAAACCTAGGGCTGGCGCGAAGTTTATTGATGAGATTGGCCCTGCTGTTGCCGGAGATCAAACTAGAAAGTTCTCAATAGTTAGACTTCCTAACCTTCCTGATAATCTTATTGGCCCCTTGGCAGTTGTCAATGATGCTAAAGCTCAGTATATGCAGTCAGTTGGCCTACCTAATAGGCGACAGGCTGAATATGTGCAGGTAAATACAGAGCTTGCAAGAAGAATAGCTGTAGCCTTTGAGGAATCGGAAAGCAATCCTGATGATCCAGATGTAATTGCAGCTTATAAGGCTATGGCAGATGAAACAATGGCTCAATGGCAGTTTGTAAAAGACACAGGTATAAAAATTGAGTTCATTCGCAATGGAAAAAATCCTTACCCCGGAGGTTCAAAGGATGTATTAGCAGATATTAGAGATAATAACCATCTTTGGGTTTTTGCTACAAAGGATGGCTTTGGCACTTCTGAAATAACACCACAAGACATAGCGCAAAATCCCATGTTGGCAGATTCTGGTGAGTTAATAGACGGATTGCCTGCAACAGTTAATGATATATTCCGAATTGTTCACGATTATTTTGGTCACGGTCTTGAAGGATCTACATTCACCGCTCGCGGAGAAGAAAATGCTTGGCAGGCTCACGTTAGAATGTATAGTCCTCTAGCGGCTAGAGCTATGACAACAGAAACAAGAGGTCAAAACTCTTGGGTCAACTTTAACGAGGTTTCTGGACTAAGTAACAGAGCAGACCCTGCAAATACCGTATATGCAGATCAAAAATTAGTAATTCTTCCCTCTTTTGTCATGGAAGAGGGTATAGCCCCAGATATGGAGATTAAAAATGAAGGACAAGAATTTAGAGAAAGCAGTGAAGAGCTTGATTCAAGACGAGATGAGAGGGCAGACAACGCAAGAGCAACGGGAACTGGAGGAAGAGCTGGCAGTTCTCGATTCTCGCGCAAAACAGTCTCAGGAGGCTTTGCTAGAAAGGTCGATGCGGAACCGGAAAGCGGTTTCGTAACTTTAACACATTACTCTCCAATAGCAGATCTGGAAACAATAGATCCAGAAAAGCAAAGAACAAATTTTAGAATGCGTGGCGAGGAGCAAAAAAGAGCTTCTCGACATAAGGAAATGTATCCAGCAAGAAGCTATTACGGCATGAACGTAGGTGAAGATATAGGATACAAAAAAGAGTATTCGACCGGAGATAACGTATATCAAGTAAATGTTCCCTTAGAATCCCTGTACAACTTTGACTTAGACCCTGATGGATTTAGGGGGCAAGCGGAGCCTGTGGCAGACAGAGAGGTTCGCGCCTTTTCTCCTGAAACTGAGGTTAAAGAAAAAGCTGAATATGTGGCTACCTTAACAGAAAAAATGATTAAGGATGCTGGATATTCTGGATACTGGACAGATAGTGGAATAGGCAGAGTCGCCGCTGTATTCAATCCTTTATCTGTTGAGCCGTCTGATGGCGTTAAGTCTACTGAAACAAAACAGATAAAAATGTCTAGGCGTAGATTGCCCGCTGGATACGCAGACATACTTCCTTTCATGCTTGAAGATGAGGTTGAGCTTACCGAATCAGGTATGCGTCATCACGTTGAGTCCAGAATAACTAATCTAGTCAACATCTTTAACACGTTACCAAGTCAAGAAGAAATGGCATCAGTCGCTGTTGCAGGAAAAGCTAAAAGAGGTTGGTACAAGAACTCAGCTCAAGCTATTTTAGATATATTTGGAATATACGATGGAAGAAGATTTACCGCATTGTTGGCAGCAACTTCACCACAGACATCGGTTGAAAGCAACGCGATAAACACTCTAAACATATGGGCTAACTGGAACAACGCTGGAAGGCCAAAAGACAGGGCTTCCATATTAAGAATTATGGGAGAATCTGTCCAAGGAGATAAGGGTGAAGAATCAATATTAGGAGCTTGGATAAACAACTCATTGAGAGCGTTGTCTGCACCAGAAGGCTCTGAGATGCAACTGCAATTATCTGGCCCTAAAGTAAATTCATTTATGTTAAATCTAGTAGGCGCTGTTGATGAAGTTACAAATGATGCTTGGATGGCAAATTATGCTCTTGTTAATCAGGCTATTTTTTCAGGAAGAGAGGTTAAAGGTTCTGAGGACGTATTTGGGAAAATAGGTGTAAAGGGAGTTGGTTATATAGCATTCTCTGCAAACGTGCGTAGAGCGGCTGATGCGGCCTCTCAAATAACAGGGGATCAATGGACACCAGCAGAGATACAAGAAACAGTATGGTCTTTATCAAAAGCTCTTACTGAGACAAGGAAAAGCAAACAAGGTAATATGAGCGGCCTTACTGCAAAAGAAATGTTACAGCAGGGCGTTATCACCGACAAGGATGTAGCAGATGTTCCAGACTTTGCAACGCTCTTTTCAAACGGAATTTATGGAAGGATACTAGAAAATGCAGGTTATGAAAAAGAACTCTCCAATATACGAAGCCTCTCAGAGAGCATTGGAAGCCCAGTTGAAGCGAGGTCAGTCTATGGCGCTGAAGACCTCTCGATTAATCCATCAAACTTTAGAGACGAACTCGAAAGATTTGCAAACAGGATCGAAACCCTTGCAAGAAAAACAGATGATGAAGTAAAGCAAAGCAGATCCGTTGTTAGAGTTCCTGTCAACTTCAATCCACCATCAACAAAATCAATAACCGCTCTTGTCGATGAAAATGAGGAGGCATATCAAAGATTAACTTACAATAATGTGTCTAAAATATTAGCGCCAGTTGCTAGAAAGTTTTGGGACTCAAACGATAATGCAGAAGCAAGGTTAGCAAGAACCGAGCGTTTTATAACGAAGTTTCAAGATGCAATGCTGCCTGTTGGAAAAATGGTAGATGAGCTAAAAGCTGATGGGTTTACTGTAACTGAAGGCTTAGATCCTTATATGAGAGAGGAAAGATCTCATGGCATTATAGGATTTAAGCTAGAACAAAATACACAGAACCTGTTTGAGCCATTGAGGGACACTATAGGTGATATAGATATTAGTGAGGCTAAAATAAGCGAACTCACAGGAGGCAAAGTACCAAAGTCTTACTTCTTGATTGATGCTATCAAGGCAAATGGCGAGAGGATGGCTATAGCAGATGCTTATATGTATGCGCTCCACGCAAAAGAAAGAAATGAATATGTCCAGAACAGACATGGTCGTGGCCTTGGTTCAGGCATGTCTGAGACAGAAGCTAATTCAATCATAAACTGGGTTAATTCTTTAGACTTGCAAAATCAACAACTGTTAAATGGTGTGAGAGACTATGTTAAGCAGATAGTTGCCAGCACAAACGCCGTCAGGAGAGATGGTGGATTGATGGCTGAGGAATATCAATATGAAAATTATGTTCCTTTGCGTGGCAATTTAGATCCGGAATCAGAAATGGCTGAAGATGGAGCTGGACTTGCGAGAACATACACAAAAAGAAAGCCTGACCTTTACGGCGGCAAAAGAAACCAAGATCCTAGAATAACCGCTGGCAGAGGAACGTCTTATGCGGAAGACATAATCGGCACAGTTATGATGCAAAATCAGACATCAATAGTGGATGCTGAGCGCAATAAAGTTGGGCAAACATTATTAAATATGCTTGACCCAACCTTAGCCAATCCTAATGCAGACGCTTCACTTGTAGAAGCTGCAAAAAAATTAGATATGAAAGGTATTGCAGAAGTTGTTACAGATGTTACAGATCAAATAAGGGATAATGTTCTTGGGGTTAAGGTTAATGGTCAAAAAGACCCTGTTAATATTTTAATATTTGACGATAGAATAGCGAGAGCCATGAAAGGTGCGTATGGCGATGGCATCAACAGGGGTGGTGCTGTTGTCAGATACTTGACCAAGTTAAATAGATACCTTTCATCTATCAACACAACTTATAACCCTGAGTTTATGATAACAAACTTTGCCAGAGACTTGGAAACAGCTTTGGTAAACATTGGTCAGTATGACGGTAAAGGTTTAACAAAAGAAATAGCAAAGAATGCATTTCCAGCAGTTGCAGGTATAGGAAAGCACATTAGAGCCAGACGCGGAGGTGAGCCATACGATCAGGACAATTATTGGTCTCAGAAGTATCAGGAGTTTATGGAAGATGGCGGCAAAAACGCGACCAACCAGATTGATACAGTCAAAGATCAGGTAAATAATATCAGGGATATTCTTGGCGATATATCTGGCAACACAATGGCTGGTAAGTTTGGATTAGCTAGGACTCAGTTCTTGGGTAAGGGTGTTAGGTCAATACTTGGTATGCTTGATGATGCCAACACTGCGGTTGAAAACGGTGTTCGCGTTGCAACATACGATGCTTTGTTGAAAAGAGGCTTCAGTAGAGCCAGAGCCGCTCAGGCCGCAAGAAACATAACAGTCAACTTTGCCAAGGCTGGTGAGGAAAGAGCCATAGCAAACGCTCTTTACCTTTTCTACAACGCATCCGTGCAAGGTTCATTTGCGCTTTACAATGCGATGATCAGGTCTCCAAGAGTTCGTAAGATATGGGGCGGAATGATCCTGTATGGAATACTACAAGATCAGTTCCTTGCGGCCATTTCTGGTGACGAAGATGAGGATGGCATTCCTGATTACGATGAGTTGAGCGATTACACGCTTGAACACAACCTTATGATGAGTACCCTTGGTCTGTCTGATGATAAGTACATAAAGATACCACTTGGATATGGAATCAACTCTGCCGTTAATCTTGGTAGAGCGTTAAGCAGAACTCAAAGGGGTGAATACACTGTTGGTCAGGCATCTAATTCCATCTTTGGAACCCTGCTTGAATCAATCAGCCCGATAGGCGGTGTAAATGATTTTGATGAGGTTGGTGATTATGCAATCGTTGCCTCCCCAACAGTCTTCGAACCAGCAACATCCTTGTTTGTTAATAGAGACTTTGATGGATCACCTATTTTCAAAGAGGGTTCGCAGTTTGGATTGCAAAAACCAGCCAGCCAAAGGCACTGGACAACAACAAGCGGTATATCAAAAACAATATCAAGGACAATTAATGATTTGACAGGTGGATCTGATGTAACTCCGGGAGCTGCAAATGTTTCTCCAGATATCATTGATTATATTTTTGGTTTCTACACAGGAGCTGCGGGTAAGTTTGTTCAACGAACAGCAGAGGCTCCGTTAAAGGTTGTGGATGCCCTAAAGGGTGATTACGAAGGGGATATCATCAGGGAGATACCTTTCTTGCGTAAGGTCGGCGTCAATCCATCTGCATTTGAAGATGTCGGCACGTTTATTGAGAACAGGGATAAGGTTCTTTATGCAGGCAAGGAACTGCAATACGCAAGACAAAGAGGTGATGTCGAGGGTGAGGCAAGAATAAGGCAGAAGTTTGCCAAAGAGCTTTCCATATATGGTCAGTTGAAAGCAATGAACAATGCACGAAATCAACTTCTGAGACAAAGAAAGGAGATAGAGAGGAATCCACGAATACCTGACTCTCAGAAGGGGCCTTTGATAAAAAGATACAGGGAAAAAATTAACTTAATCGTTAAAAAAGCCAACGCCCTGTTGAGGGACGCTGGCGTAAAGTAGGTGTTCTATAGATTGATCTCGTCATGCTTTAAGGTAATCTCGATTTTACTCACATCACACAGCAATAAACATGCATGGGGACTGAGTGATTAGAGATCTATAGCCTTGTGTTCTACCCCCTGTGCAGGGGCTGGGACATCGACAAACCTACTGCTCGTTGCCCACGGAAAGGAGTTGTGATTACCCCCCAAAAAAAGTTATGTGGAACTTTTACCATCTATCCATTCTTGAATAGATCTTTTAGTCCACCTCTGTGGATTTTGAATGATTGGCTTTGGAAAGCTCTCATCATTCTTCCTTATCCCATACAAAGACTGTCTAGTCATAGATAAAACAGAGCATAAATCCTTTATGGAAATAAGCTCGTCTATTGTTGATATCCCTTTTTCCATCTCTCAAATCCCTCTGTTAAGTTCTTAAATTTTTCTCTGGCCTCAGAGTTGTTTCTGAGATCAGTCCTTGATTGTATTTCCAGCTTCGCCCTCATGGTGTTAGCAATGCTTTCTTCAGTATTATCTTCCGCACCGATAAAGACACCAAAATCCTCATTCCGACAAAGCATACCGGCACTTGAAATCATCTTCTTAATTTCACGCTCTTGCTCAGGCACTACAGGCTCTTCCTGATCGTTTAATTTGACCATTGCCACCATGTAGCGAGACCCAACCCAATCAGTGTGCAGACTTGGTGGACACTCGTTTGGATGCAGGGATAGCCTAAGCGTAATGCCGTTTCTATCTTGAGACATGGATATTTTTACTGCCTCAAAATTTACAGCCGCATCCCGAACCTCATTCATCATTCTTTTCCCCCAGCATTATCTGTGTCTGACGACAATCATAGTGCTGACCGCCAATAAAGTCTCTGGTGTGTGTATTAATTTTTATGCCACCCTTAATTCTTGTATATGTTTTTATCTCTTGCTTAAAAACATTTACTAGATCATCTGGAAAAAAATTATCTTCTAAACGATCATTTAATGAGCAAAGCCTTCGAGTTGGAAAATAACAAAGATCATCTTTCATCTTTCTATCCTCATCTGATTTTGTCTTGGCTTGCCAGTGTTGACTGTGTTGTTAAGTTCATTCAGTCCACTTATGGCCTGTCTTATGACCGACTCCCTTGAATTGTGCATGGTGTTGTGTAGCGGATCGTGAGAGGTCAAATGAACCCACTTGCTTTTTCCGTAGAAGTCGCCTCTCTTTTTATTGGTATAAACCCTAGTGTTTCTGGGGTTTTTTCTTTTGTCCTTTAATGCCTCTTCATGCAGTTTGAAATTTAACACCTTGTCATTAAGATCCTTCAAATGACAGGAAAACTCATCAAGGCTCATATCTAAAATATTTTTCATTCACTCCTCACTTTATGTCAGTTTTATGGGTTTCAAGGGCATGAACAACTATGGCTATTCTAGCCAACATATCATGCTCTGTTTCAGCACCATCAACGAATACATTTTTTTTGATGTGTTCTGGCAAGCACTCAATCTGATGCTTCAAGTCGTAAGCAATTTGTACGCTTTCATCCATTGAATTTCTCCCAATTCGATTTAGCCCACTCAACTGGATCAACTCCCTGTAAATCCCACCACGTTCTTTCATCACCAAAGTGGTGCAGTTTCATGTGACAGGGGTGGCACAGAGGAACACACCAATTATCTCCCACCTTCATTCCCATAGCGTTAGGCTCTGCGAACATGATGTGGTGTGCCTCTGCGCCATATCCGCAAACCAAGCACGGCGAACCGCGCAGGGTTCTCAAATATCTAGGAGACCTGATCCTAGAGGTCTTTATCACCTTATCCTTTCCACAACTTTCATAGTGCCAGTCCTGTTAGCAAAAACAGTTTTTGTCTTTGCAGACTTAGCCCCGTGTTGTGAAACTATTGCCTGATAAAGCCCTGCGGCCTGAGCCTCTGGAAGTCTGGCGTAATCGCCAACCTTCATCAGCTTGGATGTCTTAACGTGCCATCCGTATTTTATCTGGCAATCATTTCCATCTTGGCTAACGTGTTGAAAGACAGCGAAGTGTTCTACTGGCCTTTTTGTTATTGGCCCTGTTGGCTTTTGATAACAAGACTTACCTGATATGGCGGCGAAGATTTTTTTAATAAAGTTTGTCATTAGAATGGAACCTCATCATCTAAAGATACTGGGGCTGGCTTTCCCTGAGCCTGACCCCTTTCCTCATACTTGTTTCCCCTGAGAGACAGGAATGTCTCCCCTGTTTTATTGGCAGTCTTTTTCCAGCCAGCCAAGGACAATACAGGCTTTTTAACACCTCTACTCATCTGATCAGTGAGGTCATTTATAACCTCGTCAGACAACTCAAGTTTGCCTGTGTAGTCAGGTGAGGTTTCCTTGGTTTTTTTCTTGTTAGAAAACAAGACTCCCGATGGCGGATAATCACTCATTTCTCTTCTCCTTTGAATTTTTCACTATGAGTGGTAAAGTTCCCTAGAACTTTTTGATATAGGGCGGCATCACCCTTCTTTAGGATTTCCAAGGCATCTTTATTAGTACCCCAGAACTTCCTTAAGTCGTCCAAATTGGCGCACTCAGGGATGAAGGTCATAAAGACCTCTGATAACAGCTTCATACCCTCAACGTCCTTTACAGAGCCATCTGAGGACGTTACAGACACCTTCTGCTCTACACCCTCTGGCAAATCCTCTCCAGCGTAGATGTAATGCCCCAATCCGTGCATGGCGCAACATTTTGCCAAGCATCTCTGCAAGGCGGTATTGACTTGAAAGCTATCTGGATTTTGAACAGATTTGTTCTTATAGTCCAGAACAGGCATAATCTCCGTCTGCTCCTCATCACCAATCCGAACAGTCACAGCCACATATGCGTAGCCATGCTCGTCCTTGGTGTATGGTAGGCCACGATCAGGTCTATCTGGATTGTCCAGATAAGTCTCAGTAGACCAGATATGCTTTACATATCTAGCTTGAGGGAAGGCTTTTTTTACCTCACCCCAAGCCCATGCCCAACTTAAATAAGTCAGGCCGTTCTTTTCTTCGGTATGATCCGAAACATCAACCTTGGATAAGGTCTCCCAAACACTGCTCATACTATATCTCCTTTGAACTGTGAGCAAAAATTAGCGACACCGCAGTAGTCGCCATTACAGCGTACAAGTTCCCCTGCACGATGTTCTAGTTCGACAGGGAATGTTTGCCCTGTCATAAATTTTTCAGCATCTTCCTGATTATCAAAAACGCGCATAGCCCTTTTCAAGCCTTTTTTCTTTACAGCCCATGCCTCACCACGCTTCCAGCGTTCTTCATCGGAACATAGTGGAAAGTCTCCAGACAGGTCGTAGCCAACCTGTGCATCCTGATGCATGGCGATCCGTTCTTTTATGTATTCAATCCTCTTTGTATCAGGCCAGATAGGTATGTCGATTAATACAACTGGTGCTTTTGGATATTCTTCCTTACGCTCTGCCTCACGGCGGTTCCAATCCCTAAGTATGGCACATATCTGTAAAGACTTTACTTTCATTCCCTTATTTTTTTGTGCCAAAAAAGCGTAGCAGTTTAGTTGCTGTTCCCATTCAATCTTCCCATATATTACAGACCATACACTGGTAACTTTGTAGTCTGTTATAGAGATTGTTTTTCCATCGGTTTTCTGATGGTCAACAGCACCAGATAAAATCCATCCATTGACATCGGCGTAAAGACGCTCCTCAAGAGTCACGCCCTCGTCATTTTTTGAACTCTCAAGTATGTGGTGAACAGCAGTACCGAAAAGAGGCCAGATCATATCTGACGCATCGGATGTTAACTCAGTAGAGTTTGCCTCACGCAGTAACCTGACGCGAGGGCTATCAATTAAAGTTGTGACAGAGATGTCAGATTTGCCCTTACTGTATTTGTCGTTGCGGGCAAAGTTGACGAATGATTCTGGTAGGTTATGATTGTTAGTGATTTGCATTTAAGTCTCCCAACTTGAATTACTTATATGGCATCTATATACAGTATTGTCAATAGGTAAGATGGATATTAAATATGGCTAAAAAAGTACATCAATTTCAAATACTTGGAGAACCAGCCAGTAAGGCCAACAGCAGAAAGATCGTAAGACTCAAAGGAAGGCCAATATCTATAAAATCCGACAAGGCACGAAAATATGTAAATACATTTTGTGATCAGTGTGAAAAACTTGACGAATTATTTAAGTCGGATGTATGTGTTGAAATGTTAATTTACTATTCATCAAGAAGGCCAGACCTTGATGAGAGTTTAATTTTGGATTGTATGCAGGGGCTTATCTACGAAAATGACAGGCAAGTTAAACAGAAGCATATATACTGGTCGCTTGACAGAGACCGCCCCAGAACTCTCATCAGAGTGTCGCCTTTGGAGGCAGGTGGTATCCCAAGCTATTTCGGATGCCTACCTTGAAGATCTGAAACAAAAGGATTTAGTATCGGAATGGATTAACTCACCAGACTTTGATACTGTTTGCGATCTTGCCTCACTCGATACACATAGAATGAAAAAAAACTTTATAGAAATTTTATCAATGAAACCAGCGCTGGCAAAAATGAAAGGCAGGATGATTAAGCATTTATTAGAGAGAGAATAAGTTATATATAACTAATTTATTATAACCATATATATTATAATATATATATTATAAACACTATTCACGAATCAAATCATTAACCCCGGCTCCGGGGTTGACAACATTTTCTCCTGAGAATATCGTGTTTGCTGTTCTATGGAGGGACATATGAAAATCGAAAATACTTTAATTGGCACAGCCCATAAACTTGGCGCTGGTCAACACAGGGTTCAGTGTCCGTTTTGTTCTTCGACAAGAAGAAAAAAGGGCATGAAAGACCTCTCATTAAATATTGAAAAAGAACACATCCTTTACAACTGCCACCATTGTCTGGAGACTGGCAAAATCAAATTGGAACTTCACGAAATTAAAACTAGGAGAAAACCGATGCAACTAGCAGTCAAGCACGATTACAGGGAACTATCTGATAACTCAATAGCTTGGCTCAAAAGTCGCGGAATATCTGAAGACACGGCAAATAAGGCAAAACTAAAAACATCCAAAACTTACATACGCGCAGTGAATGCTGAGACAGAGTGCGTTGTTTTTCCATACACAAATCAAGGTCAGCAATACGCAGCAAAAATAAGAAGTTTGTCTGATAAAGGCTTTTCATGTAATGGAAGCCCACAATCATTTTTTAATATTGATAGCGTGGCAACAAATGACGATCTGATTATTTGTGAAGGGGAGATGGACTGCCTCTCATTCATGGAAGCTGGTTACGATAGCGTGGTGAGTGTGCCGAATGGCGCGGTGATGAAGGTGGTGGATACCGATGTTGACCCAGAAGAGGACAACAAGTTTAAGTTTTTATGGGATGCAAAAAACAAAATAGACCTAGCCGCGAAAATTATAATTGCGACAGACCACGATAGTGCCGGACAGGCAATGGCAGAAGAGATTGCCAGACGCATAGGCAAGGACAGGTGTTGGAAGATTGAGTTTCCAGAGGATTGTAAGGACGCGAATGATGTCCTTGTGAAGCATGGTAAAAAGAAACTTGATGATATCACTGCATTTTGTAAGCCGTGGCCTGTTGCTGGTCTGTATGACGCATCACATTTTTATAAGGATCTGGATGAGATTTATGTCAATGGTATCGGCTCAGGTGCAAAAACAGGATATCCAAATGTGGATGAATTATACAGCGTTGTAGAAGGACAACTCACGGTGGTTACTGGGCATCCATCATCAGGGAAGTCAGAATTTATTGATCAAATTATGATAAATCTTGCTTCGCGGGAGGATTGGAAGTTTGGTATTTGTTCATTTGAGAACGAACCACGAATACACATAGCAAAGCTGATCAGCAAATATCTTGAAAAGCCTTTTTTTGATGGCATGACACCGCGAATGACAAAAAGTGAATTGGAACGGGGTAAAGCGTTTATTCAATCTCACTTCTCTTTTGTCTATCAGGCTGATGGTTCGATGGCTACAGTCGAGGGAATTATTGAAAGGCTGAAGGTTGCGGTGATGCGGAATGGCATCAAGGGCGCGATCATTGACCCATACAACTACATAGCCAAGAGCCGTGACATATCGGAAACAGATTGGATTTCAGATATGCTTACAAAGCTGAGGGTGTTCGCTCAGTCGCATGGGATACATCTCTGGTTCGTGGCACACCCAACAAAGATGATGCGCGATCAGAATGGCAAGATACCAGCCCCAAAGGGCTATGACATATCGGGATCTGCCGCATGGTTCGCCAAGGCAGACGTAGGACTCACAGTGCATCGCCCAGACCCGAATAAAACCGAAAGCCAGATCCACATATGGAAGTGCCGCTTCTCATGGGTAGGCCAGCAGGGTCAGGCAAGCCTGTATTTCAACCCTGTCACATCGACATATACACATGAACTTGATGATCCATTTTCAGATATGCCAGAACCGCAATATGATGCGGCAAAGTATGGGGAGACACCATTTTGACCAGATTAGGAAAACAGTTATTGGAAGAGGCGGCGGTGGTGATTGATGCCAGAGGCGATCATTATGATGCGCCAATAAAAAATTTTACTAGGATTGCCAGACTTTGGAGCGTGATCCTGGATATTGAGGTTACGCCGATGCAGGTAGGTCTCTGCATGGATGCTGTTAAAACGGCGAGGCTTTGCGCCACGCCTGAGCATTGGGATAGTCTGGTTGATAAGGCAGGATATGCGGCGGCTACAGCAGAGTGCTTGAGGCCAATAGGAACTGATGATAGTAGTTGATTATCCAAAAAGTTTCATGTAACTTTTGTTTTTCTCCATAGAGACTAGGGGGCGGATCATTAGAACCGCCCCTTTTTTGTGCGTGGGATGCAAACAGAGGGAGATTAGGTGACAGGCTCTGAGTGCTTGCGGCAGTCCCACACCGCCGTTCAACACCCTGTCACCTGTTCATGTTAGTCACAACTTTCATTACGCTCTACATGGGCATAATGACAACCATCTTCATTTATAGAAACCCTGCGAACTCTGGTATCGTATCCCAGAGGTGGGTAACTTGTTTTATATTTTTCTACTTCTCTGTCCAATGACCTTTCATCATTGGCAGTTAAAACAACGCTAATTGTTCTCATCCCATCTCTCCTTTTTCATCATTTTAATTGTTCCGACAATAAATATAAAAGTGCCAGAATATATCC